CCCTCCCGTGCGCACCCGTAATAGTTCTAAAGTAAATTAGTCTTATTAGTTTGGATATTTTTAATTGTCCATCTTCCGGTGAACTCCGGCAGCACTGTACGTGCCTTTTGAGATTACGATTGTAAGTTGTCATTTCTTTTCTACCTTTTCTTACCCATAGCCAGGGGTAAATGGTTTATTAACGAACTTTTGTTCTGTGTATCACACACTTAGTTTATTCTCTTTATTCTATTTATCCGAGGCAGCATCCTCGGTGTATTTATTGAATCTATGATTAAAATATCATAGTGTGTCTTATAGAGCTGGTCACTCTTTGACATTGTCCTTTTTCGATGCGAATGGACAGCCCCTTAGGAGGGGTTATGTTAGCATTTTTGAGAGTCCGTTTAAATACGGAAATTGTGTTTGTTGGGACATGAGTCCCCCCCCTTACCAATGTCTTATGACATAATCGTAGGACCCGCGATCACGCGACTACGTCACTCTTGCCTAGTGGTTTGGCTACAACTTTTTACGCAGTATTTCAATCATTCATGGATTTTAATTCTACACACCCTTCTGTCGCAGCAAAATTTGCTCGACGCCAAAAACGCTTATTGAAGAGAAAGCGGACCACTGACCATGGTCCTCTTCCTCTGGTCGATTCTTCGACCACCAACGAACGCTGGTTAGGCTTCAGCGCGTTCGTCGATGAACCTTGTGTTGTGAACGATCTGTGTCTTTTCCACGATCTCCAACACCTCCGCGGACTTCTGCTACTCCGCGTAGTTATTGCCGACGATTTTTCGAAATTGAAGGTCTTCTTCACTCTTCCTTCAGGATCGCGTATTCCGCGAGCCCTTATTGATGAGTGGAAACTTCACAACCATATTGCGCACGCTCGTCATTTGCTCGAGCGTTTCGCGTTTCGTACGACCCGCGCCATATTCTTCGAACTCCAACGTTACGGGTGCTACTCTCCTGAGGAGCGCCCACGTCAAGCTTTCGAAGCGCAGTCCGGTGATCTTTTGAGCCAAATTGATCGTGCGGATTACGAAACTACCGGTGATTACGAGGAAGCTGTTCAGGAGTTGTTTACCATGGCGTCTGGAAACATCCAAACGCCATCAACTCACATGCGTTGGCTGGGTTCTCTCACGGGTTTGTTGGAAGAGATTGCCGCACTCGTTGGAGCATATCGCAGTGCGGTGACGATTCCTCTTCGTCACCGCCAGTCGATTCGCCGAAACGACCTCGCGCGGGCTTTCTACCACTTCTTCAAGTTCACGACCGGATCAAATTCCATTTCGTCCCACGTTCATAAGTGGTTTGACGCCATATTGTTGGAGGCCATGCGACCTTACAAGCCGCAGTCGTCATTCACCGACACCAACATCCCCCTTTTCACCCTTTTCACGATTCCCTTTTTACTGAAGGATGTCAAGAAACCCCTCGAAGCCACATCACGCGCCTACCGAGCCTTCAAAGGCGTCGGCGGCGGTGAAGACATGGCTGATTTGGCCTATTCCGTGTGGGACTTTCTGAAGTGGCTTCTCGAAACGGGCTTGCAGGCATTCGAGGAACGTGATTTTGGAGTATTTTTCCACACGCGCGAGTCGTACACCGATTGGTTCGATGAAGCAACGAGCCTTCAGCACGATATCTATCGTGTTGGGCTCGATGTGGATTACGATGACTACGTGCGACGTCTCGACACATGTCTCCTGCAATCCGAGTCTGTGATCGGCATGCTCAAGGCAAAACGTACACCCCTACTCATGCACGCCGTTCGGCAACAAGAAGCGTTGCAAGGGGTGCGCGCTAACGAGATTTTGTATCATGCGGCGCGTCAGAGCAAACCCTCGCCGTTTTTCATTTCATTCTACGGTACCCCGAAGAGCGGGAAGACACAGTTCATTCCCGAGCTACTCGCCGTGTTTTTCAAGCACATCGACAAGAAGTTTGATTCATCGATGATTTACACATCGCAACCTGCGAGCCGATTCGCGGATGGACTGCGATCATGTCACCGTGCTTTCATCATGGACGACGTCGCAACGGTTGACCCCGCAACTGGTCCGAACGAGTGTATTGCCGAGTTGCGCAGTCTCATGGAACTCGCCAACCCGATTGCGCCAGCCACGCATCAGGCTGACCTCGCTGACAAAGGTCGCGTTTTCGCGCGACCTGACATCGTCGTCGTCACGTCGAACGATCCTTACATGGGAGCTCGCCACAAAATTCTCAATCACCCTGCCGCGCTACTTCGGCGAATTCGATACCGTGTGCATTTGCACGTGAAACCCGAGTTCTGCATGGTTGGTTCCAACGGTCAGCTCGTCAACATGATCGACGAAAACAAAGTTTGTGGCGCCCAAAACATCCACACTTTTTCAGTGTACGAGTATCGCATGCAAGGCAAACCGCGCAACCCCAACTCAGCGGAGGACGATTCCAACGGAGCTGTTACCACACAGGCTTTTGTCCTGTCGCACGAGTTCCAAGGTAGCATTACTCCCCTCCAGGAGGTGCCCGATTATGTCTTCTTCGACTGGTTTCAAACCGTCGTCAAACAACACCGGGCGCACGCCACGTCAGTCGCTGATTCGGCACAAAAGCACGCTGCGGCGCAGATGTGCGATTCGTGCCACATGTTAGAGACGCGCTGCCGATGCAAGCAATTTACGCCGCAAGGCAACTGCATGCGTCGCAGTCTTGACCGCGTCACGGCGAAGGCACTCGAACAACAGAAGAACGTGTTCCTCGGGAAAGCAAAACGCTCGATTCGTGATGCGTACGCGTCATTTGGGTTTTCGTGCGTGAGCTGGGGAGGTTTCATGCCGCGTTTCCATGCGGCCATACAAAACCACCATGGACTTTTACAGTCTCTTTTCCGTATTCTCACTACGGGATTTGTGCTCAAAACGCTGGCCACGCCTGACGATCCTGTGGATCGCGGAGTCAAAACGATGGAACCGCAATCGTCAAAGTACCAAGACTATCTCAACACCTTTCAAAAAGGAACGGAGAATGTCTGGGCCACATACGATGAAGAGCGTGCCATTGGATTGACGTCCGTTGTGTATTCCACGCGACACACCGACTTGTGCGGGCTCGTTGCGAAGCAGAGTTTGACCTTCGTGCGTGGTGGGCAAGACGTGGGAGCTTTGGCTCTTGGCGATGGACTTTACCTGACTGCTGGACATTTTCTCAAGGACGATCTCGACTTGCCGATTGGCGTCATTCGCCAAGGGAAAGTCCTGAACAACGCCATGAACTACACGGTGGTTAACCTCAACGAGAAGCACGATTTGGTACTCATTCGGTCGGAGTTTGCATTTGGGAAGTCTTTGCTTCCCTACGTGCCGATGTCACATACGCCGGTGCGCACCAACGTCAAGTACATTCACGACGGAGACGCCTTTCCGAATGAGGACACCACCCTTCATCCTTTTCTCTGGGACAATCAGACGTGGTCTTCAGGTACGCGCATGTTCTACGCGGATGATGCTGTGCGCGCCAATGGCGCGTGCGGGGGAATTTGCGTGGCGGATCACAATTCCCATGGCTACCTCGCCGCCCTCCACATTGCTGGCGCGAAGCAAGATTTTATTACCACGCGCTGCAACTCCATTCTCGCGCCTCTATCGCTCGAAACCATTTTTGGCGACAGCACATCAGCACGCCATCGCCTGTTCCAGCGACCCAAGGTCGTGATTGGGAAAAACGGGATGGGACAGTGTCCGGATTTACCCTCAACAACCAAAGTCCACCCACGTTCGCATGTTGGGTACTTGCAGGCCAACGGTTGGAAACCACCACCCCATGTTAGAGTTCTGGGATCAGTGGAGTACCCCAGTTCGAAGTTTACCACGTCATACATCGAGACTCCACTCAAAGAGCATCTTGGGGTCAAAACGGAAAAGGTCCCGCCGGTCTTCCGACAAGGACTCACGCCTGAAGGCGTGTGGGAGTCGCCGTGGAAAGATGCACATGACAAGTTGTTTGACAACATCAGCTCCCTCGGTGGCATGGCCTTGGAAGAAGCTACGCGCACCGTCAAAGAGCGTTACGCCAAGATTTTCCGCAAGTACCCTAAAGGGTTCCCCCTCACGGAGAGTTCTTCACTCAACGGGGTTGCGGGTGTGCGATTTTTCGATGCCGTCAAGATCAAGACAGGCAAGGGGCTCCCTCTCAACGGAAGTAAGGAGAGCCTCATCAACGAGACGGCCCAAGGCCGGGAGTACAATCTCACTGGCCACAAGGCCGTGCAACATACATTGCGTTGCCTCATCGACATGACGAACCGTGGAGTTGTCGCGAACGTGACTTTCAAAGATGAACTCAAAAAGGAGGCCAAACCGATCCGCACATTTACTGCGTTTCCTGCCACATTCAACGAGGTCATGCGACGGTTGTCACTTCCCATCTTCAAAATCATGCAGGAGAATTACCTCCTCACCGGCATGAGCATCGGAGTGGATGTTCGTTCCGAAGCTTGGGGTTTGATTGCGCAGAAACATCTGCGGAAAAAGAATCACGTCTTCTTCGATTTCAAGAACTTCGACGCGTCACACAACGTGGACATCATCAACGCTGCTCTTTCGGTCTTTTACGATCTCATGACCATTTTCTACCACGAAGACGCAACGGTCGGCGGTTACCCGTGGTATCTTATCGCCTCGGGCGGATTCGCCTTCACGTCGCACCCCGTCTACAACCTTGACGGGACCATTCTTGAAGTCGACGGCACGCTCGGATCTGGGGCTTACATCACGGCGCAACTCAATTCGGTGATCCAAGAGATCATCGTCCAGTGTTTGTGGTATTCGCTCCACCCGTCACATGTCGCTCTTGACCAGAAGGGAGGAGATTCGTTTGCTGACGCCTGCGTCTCAGATCGCCTCGGTGACGATGGCATGGTTTCGACCGATGATCCCGACTTCAACCTGCCGTTTTTCATCAAGACGGCCATGGAAAAATGGGGTATGGTCATCACCTCCCCGACAAAAGATGACAATTGTCCCCTTACGTTCCCTGTTTCTGACTGGAACTACCTCAAAAGGGGATTCTCGCGCGGGCCACTGTTTGGAAAATTCCATTGGTTGGCCCCGCTCGAGTTCCAGAGCATTTACAAATCGCTCTGTTATTACTCGTATGACAAACGCATCGACACTTACACCGCCATGATGGAACGATGTACTAGTGCGGCGCTGGAGTTGGCGTTCCACGGCACCGAGGAGGCTGCGGTCTTTTACGACAAGCTTCAAAAGGCGCTCCAGTTGGTTTTCGGACCCAAAGCTGATGGAACCCTGCATCTGCCCGCACTCATGGAGATGCGAGAAACGTATTACGAGAGGAGTTACGGGAAACCGACTCATTCCGCCGATGCACTTTGTGTGCGGGCGAACAAAGATCCGGTCGAACATGCTCTTACCTTTCACTCCCTGCAAAGGGAAAACGCAACGTGATACCAAACGTTGTCGCTTTAGCCGAGATGGTTATACAACCCGGTTCGGGTATACCGGGGCCTAGCTAAGCGTAGAAAAACCATTACGTCCACCAATGGCAACGGCGTCCGAGCAAACGTCGTTAGCTTAACCTATAATTGCTTACTGATCCCAATCAACAAATTAACATGCAGGCCGTGCAAGAGACGCAGGCAACAGCCGGAACCGGAACGAACTTGGACTCAGATGTTACTAAGTTCTCCTCTGCGGCTCCTCAGGTGGATGGTTTTGTCCAACCAGCCCCACCGCCGGACTTCCTCGGTACTGCTCCTAATACGGCGCAACTCGGAGACTTCCTCCGGCGTCCAGTCGTTGTGGAGGAATACACTTGGACGGATGTGTCTGGCGCTTCTTCTTTCGATCCTTGGTCTGCTTACCTCAACAACCCGGTGGTTCGCGATAAGTTGACGAATTACCGTCACTTGAGAGGCAACCTCCATTTGCAGATCCAATACAATGGAACGCCCTGGCACTATGGACGTGCCATGGTCTCATATTCACCCGTTTTTGAGTCTATTGAGGTGTCGCCTTCTTCGACGGTGTTCGCTCCATTCGCTCACAGTTCTTTGGAGAACATCCAAGTGGACCCTTCGAAAAACACCGTTGGCAAACTTGTGGCTCCTTTCCTGACTCCTTACCAATGGATCGATCTTCAAGACCCAAACGGAGCGCACTTGGGCAAGACGTATATCGATATTCTCGCACCTCTTCGCCTTGCAAACTCTGTCACTGTCGATTCTGTCGTCATCACCATCTTTGCCTACATGACGGACGTTCAGTTGGCCCACCCTTCAAATACGGCTATCGCGACATTTGTGCCCCAAGCTCGTAAGAAGAAGAAGGAGGTTACACGTGCGAAGCCGGATGAGTACGAATCGACGGCATCAACTGGACTCATCTCCCAGCCCGCCAGTTATATAGCTGAGATTGCCGGTCGACTTGCTGACGTGCCCTATATTGGGCGCTTTGCTATGGCGACCGAGATTGCTGGTGAGGGTATTGCCAAGATCGCCAAGATTTTTGGGTGGTCGAGACCACGCGTTCTCGAACCTGCTACGCGAGTCATCCAGACTGGATTCGCACAAATGGCACCTACTGATCAACTTGATAACGCTTTTACGTTTACCATTGATTCAAAAGCTGCCGTTACCGTGGACCCTGCAGTTTGCGGTGATCTTATTTCTGAAGACAATTTGGCGGTAAAGTCTTTCACGTCTAAGTGGGCGTATTTTGACTTCGCTGATTGGCAAGAGACTGATGCCGTCGGCAAACAGCTGACTGAGATTCTTGTCACGCCCTTGTACGGAACTAACTCATCAGTTTCAGAGCTTCAGTACACCCCCACAGGGTTTGCAGCGAACATGTTCCACAACTGGCACGGTGGGCTCCAGTACAAATTTCAATTTGTGTGCAATCGTTTCCACCGTGGACGTATTCGTATTCAGTGGGAACCCAACCAGGGTCTCGCCAATTCCACTGACACCAACACCGCGTATTCACGCATTGTCGACATTTCTGACGGCATGGAGTACACGGTTACAGTGCCGTGGGCGAGTTCTCAAGGCTTTCTCAACACTGGGCCATTTGGCCTCTACTCCGACAACTCTTGCAATGGCACTCTGTCGCTTTACGTACAGAATCCGTTGCGTTCCACTGAGTCAGTCGGAGACATTCAAGTCCTCATGTGGATGCGAGGTGCTCCTGATATTGAGTTCGTTAACCCGCAAGGGCGCGACATCATGTTCCTCAGACCCACATACCCGAACAATTTGGGTGCCGAGGCGCTCCTCGAGGGGCCCTCCAAGGCCGAACAACCGGAGCCTCTGGAGCTGAACACCAAGGAGTTTGAACCCCAATCCGGAGTCGGTGAGGCCAATGTTGGTGCTATGGCGGAGACTGGTGTTGAGGAAATTGAACTCTTCGACACCGACACGCATGATTGTTACTCGCAGATCTACTTTGGTGATCCTGTGCGTTCTCTTCGGGTCCTCGCCAAGCGTTACAGTGAACTCTGTATCGCGCGGTCGAATGAATCCGCCATCACTGGCCAAGTCCTGGGTAGACAGATTGTTCTTCCCCAGTATCCTGGTTACTATGGTGAGTCCACGAGTTTCGGATCTGCAACCGATGGGCCCACGTTTTTCAATCCGTACAACACGACGCCCCTCGCTTACTTGCGCACGCCTTTTGCTGGCTTTAAAGGTGCCACGCGTTATGCCGTTACGACTTCACAGAGTCAACCCGGTTTTACGCTGGGCACCACGATTCGGCGAGCACAAACTTTCTTGGCTTCACGGCTCGGTTTGCGATACTCACCGGCGGCTTACTCCGCCGATCCCACGCAGATCACTGAGTTGACATGCACGGAGACGGAAGCTATCGGTCTTGAGGGCATGCAGTACATCACGAGCCGCGAGGCTGCTTCTGAGATTCAGATCGAAGTTCCGTCATACAATGCTAACCGGTTCTATGTTGAACAAGGTCAGTATACGACGAACACGAACAGGAACGAAACGCTGCCCCGCCAAGCTACTGTCATCACGACTTCCTTCATCCCCCAAGATAACGGGGGTGGTCAGGCTCTCCGATTCATGTCGCGCATTTCTTGTGCTGCTGGAGAAGACTTCTCGGTGGTCGGATGGCGCGGTATTCCGCCCATGACGCTTACGAGCGGACTGCCAACCGGAGATTGGTATTTTCCTGTTTCCGATACCATTTTGGCCCCTGCCAAATGGTAAAAACTTACTGTCACGCATATGACATAAACTGTGCAATTTTATACGCTGACTCCAGCCAATTGAATACATCCTGCTCAAAGACCAGGGTGGACGAATTTTCCTCACTGAGGTTTCACTCCACCACTGTTAGAATGGATACTTATTACCTACGTGGTTTAAGATTTGATTCGCTGTTGTTCTACCTTAAATGGTAAAGCATTTGCAAG